CATAAAATGATAAAACCTTTATGGGAAGATTTTATAAGAAGGAGTTCACCGAATGACAATGTTGCGAAGCTCGATGCCACAACAGATAACAAAATCCGTTGGAAGTAAAAAGAAACCAAAAGCTAAAGGTTATAATCTAGGTGGACTCAAAGAAGGATCAAGAAAAAGAACAACAAATAATAAAAGGAAGCCCCGTTAAGTATTGTCTATCTTGTAACAAGAAAAAATGGTCGTGTAGATGTTATCGGGTAACTGGATTAGAGGAGTTAAGAAATGCCAAAAGACGCATGTTATCGGAAAGTAAAAGCAAAATTTAAAGTTTTTCCAAGTGCTTATGCTGGAGGAGCTATTGCAAAATGCCGAAAGGTAGGTGCCGCTAATTATGGTAATAAATCAAAAAAGAAAAAAGATGGTGGTCTTATAGAAGCTATTAAGAATGTCAAAGATAAGCAAGGTGTTATCAAAGCATCAAACGGCAAAGCATATAGAAAAAGACCAACGAATAATCCAAAAATTGCGAGAGGCTGTGGTGCTATTTTGGAAGGTAAAAGAAAAGAAACAAAGAAAGCATAATGGCAGTTAGAAAAACAAAAGCAGGATTAGCCTTAAAGAGATGGTTTAAGGAAGATTGGAAAGACGTTAAAACGGGTAAAGCTTGCGGTCGTAAAAAAGGTGAAAAAAGAGGTGTACCTTATTGTCGTCCAAGCAAACGAATTTCTAAAAAAACTCCGAAAACTTCTGCGGAGATGACTTCTGCTGAAAAACGTAGTAGAATAAACCAGAAGAACAAATTAGGTCAACCAGCAGGTAAGCCAAGAAGAGTTAAATCATTAAAAAGGAAAACATAATGAAAAAAATAAACGCAGGACTAAAAGCATTTTTAGACACAAAAAAGTCAAAGCCTGTTAAGAAAATGATGGGTGGAGCTAACATGAAAAAGCCTGTTAAAGCCATGATGGGAAAAGCCATGAAAATGAAGAAGAAGTAAATGACAACATCAGGTTCAAGAGACTTCGATTTAGATGTCGGTGAAATAATAGAGGAAGCTTACGAGCGTTGTGGCTTGGAGATGCGTACTGGTTATGACGCAAAGACAGCTAGACGTTCTCTGAATCTAATGTTTGCTGATTGGGCAAATCGTGGTCTTAACATGTGGACTGTTAAACAAGAAACTAAAGCTATAACTTCTGGTACAGCGACTTATACATTAGATGCTACTTATGTGGACTTGCTAGAAGTTGTTTTAAGAAACAGTAGTAATGTTGATTTTACCTTATCTCAAATGAGCCGAGGTGAGTATTTAACTATACCTAATAAAGCAAGCACTGGACAACCAAGTCAGTATTTCTTTGATAGGCAGGTTATTCCCACTATTACTTTGTGGTCAACACCAAACGCTTCTTACACTTTGGTTTATTATTATGTAAGACGTATTGAAGATGCAGACTCTTTGATAAATAATGCAGACACACCATTCAGATTCCTTCCTTGTATGGTGGCTGGTCTTGCTTATTATTTAGCAATGAAGAAAGCACCAGAGAGAGTGCAACTATTAAAATCAGTTTACGAAGAAGAATTTCAAAGAGCAGCAGCCGAGGATGCAAATAGCACTCCTTTAAAATTAACACCTAGCATGACGTATTATAGTTACTGATATGGCAAAGTATGCAACAGGGAAAAAAGCATGGGGGTTTTCAGATCGTTCTGGATTTCGTTATCGTTTAAAAGAAATGAAAACCGAATGGAATGGTTTGAAAGTGGGTCCTGATGAATATGAAGAAAAGCACCCACAGCTAAAACCTAATCATCCTGGACCTGATCCAACAGCATTGTATCAACCAAGAGTTACAAGCCGTACAGAAGTGACCGTAGAGAACTTACTTGGATTAAATGCATTTAGCTCTGGTAACATTAATACTTCTGTAATAACAGTTCTAGAACCTCTTCATGGAAGATCATCAGATGATACAGTAAGATTTAGATCAGTATCAAGCTTTGACTCTTTCACGAGGACAGTGCTTGAAAAAGCCACAGGATACACTATAACTAAAGTTAGTGATAATAGATATACATTCACAGTTGTTGGTGAAACGGCACAAACGGGTAATATAAAAGGTGGTGGTGGAATATCCACGGCTGGTCCAGTTACATTGGGGACATAAATGAGCTTTACATTTGCAACATTAAAAACAGCTATTCAAGATTACACAGACAATACAGAATCCACGTTTGTAACTAATCTACCTAATTTTATTAAAGCAGCCGAAGACAGAATATTTGAATCTATAGATTTAGAATATTTTAGAAAGAATGTTACTTCAGCTATGACTTCTTCTGATCAATTTTTATCTGTTCCAGATGACTTCCTAGCTGTGTTTTCTTTACAAATAACAACTAGTGGTTCTGAAAACTTTTTATTACAAAAAGATGTAAACTTTTTAAGAGAGTATACACCAAACGCTTCAACAACAGGTGTGCCGAGATACTATGCTGTGTTTAGTGTGGATCACTTTTTACTAGCCCCTACTCCTAATTCAGCGTATACAGTTGAACTACACTATTTTTATAGACCAACAAGCCTAGTGGATTCTGGGTCTAATACAACCTGGGTAAGTGAGAATGCACCTAATGTACTTCTTTACGGAGCCTTATTAGAAGCGTATATTTTTATGAAAGGCGAACCAGATATAATTGCTCTTTACGAAAAAAGATTTATGGATGGACTATCTAGATTGAAGGATCTTGGAGAAGCAAGAGAAAATCACGATGCCTATAGAAGGGGCTTACCTTCAAGACCGAGGACTTAACGAATGGCATTAGTTTTAGCAGATAGAATTAAAGAAACCACAAGCACAACGGGAACGGGTACTTATACTTTAGCTGGTGCTGAGAATGGTTTTGAAGCGTTTTCTGTAATCGGTAACTCTAATACCACTTACTATTGTTGTACGGATGGGGTTGATTTTGAAATAGGTCTTGGAACTTATACATTATCTGGCACAACTTTAGCTAGAACAACTGTGTTACAATCTAGTAACGATGATGATGAGGTTGTTTGGTCGAATGGTTTAAGAACTATCTTTTGCACACAACCCGCAGAAAAAGCTGTTTTTCTTGATGCTACTGGTAATATGCCTATTACTAATAGTGCTTCGGTTGGGGGTTCGTTAACTGTAACTGGTGACGGAACTGTTGGTGGAACATTAGGTGTTACAGGTGTTTTAACGGGTACATCTTTAGATATATCTGGAAATATTGACGTAGACGGAATTACAAACTTAGACGTAGTGGATATAGATGGTGCAGTAGATATGGCATCTACTCTTGCTGTTGCAGGTGTAGTTACTGCAAATGCTGGAGTTGTTGTAGACAACATTACTATTGATGGTACACAGATAGATTTATCTAGTGGTGACCTAACTATAGATGTTGCTGGAGATATTATTCTTGATGCTGCTGGTAATGAAATTAAATTTCAAGATAATGGAACTTTAATTGGTTTTATTACTTTAGACAATACTGATTTAACAATTCAATCTTCTGCACAAGATAGAGATATAATATTTAAGGGTGATGATGGTGGTAGTGGTATAGAAGCCATGAGAATTGATATGTCAGCAGGTGGTAATCTTTGTGTTGGAGCAGCGGCTTCAATAGGAGCTGGAAAATTAGAAGCAACTTTTAATGGCAGTTCTTTTAATGGTATAGTTTTAAAAACCACAAGGTCAGCTACAGGTACTAACTTTATAGAATTTACTAACGCTGCTGGGGATAATGCTGGTAGAATTAATCATGATGGCACTACTACAGTTGCTTTCACTACCTCGTCAGACTACAGATTAAAAGAAAATGTTTCTTATAGTTGGGATGCAACAACAAGACTTAAACAACTTAAACCTGCAAGATTTAATTTTATATCACAGGCAGATAAAACTGTTGATGGTTTTCTAGCACATGAGGTATCAAATATAGTGCCAGCAGCCATTATTGGAACTAAAGATGAAATAAAAAAATGGAACGCTGATGAAATTGAAGATGGGTTAGCACCAGATGGTGCATCAGATGGGGATAATAAACTTGATGCAGATGGTAATGCTATTCCATTAATGCAAGGCATAGACCAATCCAAACTTGTACCCTTACTCGTGAAAACTATACAAGAATTAGAAGCAAGAATAACAGCTTTGGAGAACGCATAATGA